GGCCCAACGGATGTGTATGTCGGGCGAAATTCGTTTCCAAGTAAGCGACCAGAGCGGCAGCTTCAGTCGCCAAACGTTTAGCCCAGCCCGTGTCCATCCGGTCTTCGGTATCGTCAAGGTGAGTCTTATAGATAGCTGGGTAATCCAAGACTGTGCCCTTACGGGCAAGCGTAGATTCAGCGGATTGTAGTGCCTTGGCTAAGTGGGTAACCGTCCCGTGTAGGCCCAACATGAACGGGTTTGCAGCAGGGGCCTGAAAATCCTCCCCGCCAGGAACTTCGCCCTCTCCCAATCGCTCCCGAGCTTCGTTCAACGTCAATAGCCCGCCGCTATACCCTTGGGTCGCTTCACTCAGCGCGAACTCCCGATTGCGCGGTGTCGGGTCTGCATAGTCGAACTCCAAGTCTTCCCCGAAGAACGGGTGTAGCAGCTTGTTATTCAGGGCCTTCTTGATGCGCTCTAGCCGAGGGGCCACAATCCACTTCGAGAAAACGTACTCAGCGACCTCCGCGTTGGCCCGGTTGACGGACTCGGAAATCCCGATCATCGCCCTTGGCATACCAAAAGCGTCCAGGATGATCTCCCGGCTCAGCATCCGCAAGTCCTTGAACTGCATGTTGCGTTGGCTAAATCCTACGTCCTTCCAAGTACCGCGCTCCAATAGAGCAACCCGGTGCGCGTTTGACACCCCTCGGTGCTGGGCCTCCCACCGGTCTTTGAGAATGTTGAATTCAGCGTCACTCAGCCCTTTTTCGAACTCAATTATCCCGCCCGGCTCCGCGCTGTTCTGAAAGAAGTTCCGGTTCCACTGCGCCGCCGCTTGCTCAGCGCCCAAGTCAACCAGTAAGGCTTGGATAACCCCGATACCTCGGTACGGGTCCAACGGTGAGGGCCTCTTGGTTAGGATCACTTCCTCTGGGGCCAACATGATACGCTCGGCCCCCATGTTGTAGACGTAACCCTGGATGAAGTTCTCACGGTCAGGGATCGGACGCATCCGGTCAGGGCGAACCAACTGCAACTCCCGAGGGACGCCCGACCCGTCAAAGTTGATAACCCACCACATTTCACCAACTAACTCGAAGTGCTGCTGGGACGCTTCAACGTGCTCTTGGCGAGTGACGAAGGGATTGACCGCTTCCCACATTGCCAAGGCTGGATGGTTGAATATCTCGATACGTTCGCCCCGTTGTTGCTTGCGGAATAACTGCCAGTCAGCCGCCGCAACACCTTCAGCGATTCGTGAAATCGTGGAGAATAACCAGCCCACGGTCGCAAAGGTGGTGAGCATCTGAAGTTGGTTGCCCACCCCAGCCTGACCGCCCTGAGTACCGTAGTTCCAGAAGCTCCCGCTCATCGTTGCTAGCGGGACACGGTCCACTTGAGGGGCCTTGGCTAAGAGGTTCTGGATCGCATGTTTCAGCACGTCAATTCCTCCCCACAAAAGCCGCAGAAAGTACCGCCGGTATACTCGTTGAATTGATGAACGTGGAGAGAGGGCAGGATAGTGACCGGGCGGGTGCATCCGCAGACAACCAAAGTACACGCGGTGTCATTCCCGCCTACCCAATAACTCCCCCTACCGTTGCAGACCACACACAGCGGTTGACTAGCCATCCGAATTAAGCCCGTCCGTCGATGCGGCGACCACGGCGCGGTCAGCGAAGTCCTCGCGCTGTCGGAGGATGCCGATAAGCACCTCACCGTGTTGTTGGGTATTAGCGTCTTCATCTCGTGCGGCCAACTTGCACGCATACTGCCAGACTGCCTCAAGTGCTTCTTGTCGGGTCATATGGACGACCTCCGGTTCAAGATACGGCGATAGTGGATGCGTATCGGTGTCCGCAGTTGCACACGATGCCACCACCGCACTGGCTTTGGTCTATGCGAAGAACAGAACCCCCGATTTCCGTTCGTAGGTTTATTCAGACAGCCAGACCACAACCCAGGTCGACCGAATTTCGTTTCATCGACCGCCGCCCGACAATAACCGTCATCGGACTCTGCCCGCTTCACACGTTTCTCTACCCACCCCGAGGTGAGGGCGCCACGCAATTTCTTCCAATGGGTTTCCCTCATACGGTGATCAGCCGAAATATCAGCCCACAGTACCACGGAATGCTTCACGATTCACTCCACCCCCAGACAATGATCATGCCCGCACTACCGGCCACAATCAATGCAGCAGGCCACCAAACGAAGACAACCCCCGTGACGATAGCCAGCATCGCCCCTAGTTCCGTTGCAGCTAAGACGTGGCGTTTAGCGAGTCTCATTCTTTCAGCAACTCCAAACATCGCATGACTTCGTCTTGCGCCCGGACCAAGGGCATCGGCACATTCTCTCTATCGGTTCCGTAGACCAGGTAATGCACCCATGCAACCTTTTCATCATCTGTCACTCTGTCACGTAACTGGTCGACCAGGCGGTCCCGAATTAAGCACGCATCCAAGAACGCTTGCGTCATCCGAAAAACCTAATGTTCGGCCTAGCCCCAACACCCGCATAGGTCATCGCCAGGGCGTCGGCTTCGTCCGGGGACTTCCTGAGTCGTTTCTTCATGTCCTTCTTGGATTCCAACTTGATCGTCCGGTCACTCTGTGTTTCGTATTTCCGCGTCGTTACCTGGGATAGTAGTTCCTTATCGTTGTCAATGTCAATCTCGTCGTCCATAAACGCTTCTCGCATCGCCCACCACGCCTCGGCAACTGCGTTGAAGAACCGCTCTGAATCATCGGCCTTGGCCCCGGCTATAAAAGCCACCACGGAACACCTAAGCGCAAGCTCACGTAAGCGATCAGTAACACCCCCGCCGAGGCCAGTATCATCCACAACAACGGTGTCCACTTCCTCATCAGCCAGCACCAACTCGTTGATCTTCCCGACGATCTCCATGGTCGACTTGCCCCGAGCGGTCCAAATCTTTCGAGCTATCGGACCTTGCCTCCGGTAGATCACCGTTGCATCTTCACCAAATCGGGCCACGTCGACACCAAGGATCGCCCCTTCTTTCTTCGCTTTCACAAACCCGTCGCAGTCGCAACCGTCATCAGCCCCTTCGTCACCAGTACACCCCTGACCGTCGTGATCGTCTTTGTCGTGACCGCACTCACAATCTCCCTCCAAGGTTGCCCGCTCTATCGCTGCCAGCACCTTAGACAGCGGGACCATTGCGTCGGCCATGTCTTCGGGGAATTCCGCATCAACTGAGGCCCGATACATAGGGGATTCGACGCCGTATACAAGTGCCCGATCCGCTACATCTTCGGGGGTTACCATGCCCGGAATCACTACACGGTCCTGCTGAATGTTCGGGGTGTCCTTCGCTGCGATCTGGATGGTGTTGTAAGCGTGAGCCTTAGCGTGGAAGGCGTCGTAAAACTCGCCGCCTGTGGACAAAGGGTTGCCGGTCAGCAGTAGCCGCTCAGGGTTGAGCCTGATAAGAGCGTCTATTTCAACCTGGCTGACCGCGTGAGCTTCAGTGACGATCACCAGCATGTGAGGGCTGTGATAGCCGTGGATGCCGCTCCCAGTGTCGTCCTTGGGGTCAGCAGAGAAGCCCAAGGCATACCGGTGTTCGTTCACTGCGTATTGGGCTGCACTAGGATACATATAGCCTGGCAGGGGGGAACGTGCCCCAGCATGGCCTCGTCGCGCTTCCCGCCAGATAATGTCTTTGACCTGACGCATCGTAGGACCGTAGACGATTGTGACCGCCTCGTCGTGGATGAATTCCCACCAGAGCATGGTCCGGGCCGACGCAAAATCTTTGCCGCTGCTGTTCGCTCCAACGACGGCTGTACGTCGATGATCCCTAACCGACTCAAGAATGGCCTCTTGTTTGGGAAACTGCGGGTCAGTGGGCACCCCAAGGACTTCGTGATAGAACCAGACCGGATCAGCCTTGGCCTTCTCACGATGGGATTGGCGACGCTCAATAGCAACACTGCGGGAGATTAGATCGTCCCAGACAGTCGGGTCGATGATGAGGGGGATGGTCATGGCTTATTCAACCCC